CGATTCGACCGACTGCGTGACGAGAACCCGAAAGCATGGGACTTTTGGATGCATCACGTGATGCAGGACGAGACCGGCCAATGGTACGGATGGGGCCGCGTTTTGGATTACATCGGCGTAAGCGGGGACAGCGCACCGGGGAAAATCCCCGGTCAGTTGAGCCTTTTTGACAAGGAGGCGGCTAACCATGAAGTGTGACATGGATTGTGCGCACTGCAAGCGGCCCGCGAGGAAGTGCCATGGTGGTAACTTCCACACGCCATACGCAGACCGTGGAAGCCTGCCCACGAAGAAGCCCCCACAGGGGCCTACCCCTGAATATCTCCCCGCCGTGAACCGTTGCGGAAAACGAGTAACCAACAAGTAAAGGAGAAGAACAATGGAAAACAACAACAACGTTTTTAATCCTCTGGTGGACATCGACTGCACCGGCGTTATTTGGTTCGGCTACAACAGCATGTATATCGACGGCCTTTACCTGAACAAGGTGCTGAGCGAGAAACTCCCGAACTGCAAGAACTTCGCTGGCCGAGTGCGCCTGATTGTCGAGAACTACACGCAGAGCGCAGGAATCCCCGAGTTGGAAGAGAAAAAGGAGGAAACCGAAAATGAATCTGTATGAAATCGACAATGCCATTCTGGCTTGCATCGACCCCGAGACCGGCGAGCTGCTGGACGAGGACGCGCTCACAAACCTGCAAATGGAGCGCACCCAGAAGATCAAGAACGTGGCACTGTGGCTGAAGAACCTGAATGCCTCTGTGACAGCTTACAAGGCCGAGAGAGACGCTTTTGACGAGCGGATGAAGCAAGCCCAAAAGAAGGCCGAGAGCCTGAAACGGTACCTTGCCGATGCGCTGGGCGGCGAGAAGTTTGTGACGGACGAATGCGCCGTGAGTTTCCGCAAGTCTACCGCGGTCAACGTGCTGGACGAGGCCGCGATCCCCGCTGCGTACATGACTGAGAAGGTCACGTGCATCCCCGACAAGACCGCGATCAAGGCAGCCATTAAGGGCGGCGAGGTCGTTCCCGGCGTGGCGCTGGTGGAGAACCTGAGTGTACAGATCAAGTAAGGAGGCGCACCATGGACAACTTGAGATATTACAACATGCTGCGGGAGTGCCCGAAGGAAGCGCAGAAGCCCATCCAGGCGGGCCGGTTGAAGGGCAAGAGCGACATCAACCCTATGTGGCGCATTAAGGCCCTGACCGGCGCGTTCGGCCCATGCGGAATCGGCTGGTGGTATACCATCGACAAACAGTGGCTGGAAGCAGGCAACGGGCCTGAAATTGCCGCGTTCTGCAACATCACCCTGTATTACAAGGACGAAAACGGCGAGGAGAGTCACGGCATTCCCGCCACCGGCGGAAGCGGCTTTGTGCAGAAGGAGAGCAAAGGCGTGTACACTTCGGACGAGTGCTTCAAAATGGCCCTGACGGACGCGATCAGCGTTGCCGCAAAGGCACTGGGCGTTGCCGCTGACGTGTACTGGGCACAAGACCACACCAAGTACGAACCCGCACCGCAGGAGCATCCGAAGGAAGCGCCCATTCTGTGTGAGGTGTGCGGGAAGCCCGTGCAGGGCGCAAAGAAGCAGGACGGCTCGATCATGACCCCGGCACAGGTGGCTGGCTGGACGAAGCACAAGCGAGGCAAGGTGATGTGCATTACCTGCGAGAAGGCCGCACGAGCGCAGGATGACCAGCAGCCCGCGAGGATCGAGGGATGAAGCTCTGCATCAAGGCAAGCCAGTTCCCAGACCACATCGGGAACCTGCTGCATGTGTGCCAGGGCTTTGAGCCCGAGCAGCTAATCGACATCCAGATTGACAAGCACCGGCAGCGGCGAAGCCTTGACGCAAACGCCTACTGCTGGGTGCTGCTGGACAAGCTGGCCGCCGCCTTGCACAAGCCGAAGGGAGAGATTTACCGAGAACTAATCCGGGAAGTCGGAGGCAACAGCGAGACGGTGTGCTGCGTGGAAAAGGCCGTTGACAAGCTGGTGCAGCTTTGGGGCAAAAACGGCTTGGGCTGGGCCGCCGATGTGGTGGACAGCAAAATTGACGGCTGCAAGAACGTGGTTCTGTATCAGGGGTCCAGCACATACGACACCCGCCAGATGTCGCGCTTGATCGACCTGGTGGTGCAGGAATGCCGGGCACAGGGCATTGAAACGGCAACCCCGGCGGAACTGGACAGATTGAAGGAGGCGTGGCATTGACAAACGAGTACGGCGCAAGTCTTGACCGGAACGGGTACGCCCCTAGCATTGTGCAGGAATACATGGACGAATGTTTCATTTGCAGAGCGAACGGATACCGTGACAAGCTAGACCGACACGAGATTTTTTACGGGCCGTATAGAGACAAATCAAAACGGCTGGGGCTGTGGGTGAGCCTTTGTCACCACGCCCACCACATTGACGGGATTTCGGCAGTGCACAACAACGCGACCGCCGACCACGCGCTTAAATGGTTCGCGCAGCAGTGCGCGATGGAGCAGTATGGATGGAGCGAGGATGATTTCCGCTCCATATTTGGTAAAAGTTACCGGGAGGATTGAGTATGAATCAGCTTATTATCATGGGCCGCCTGACCGCCGACGTAGAAATGCGCCAGACGCAGGCCGGAGACGCAGTAGGTTCTTTTTCCGTGGCCGTGGACGGCCCCAAGGGCCGGAACGGCGAGAAGCACACTGACTTCTTCCGGGTAACGGCGTGGCGCAAGACGGCCGAGTTCATCTCCGGATGGTTTCACAAGGGGGATATGATCGCCCTCAGCGGCTCCATGCACTGCCGGGAGTACACCGACAACAGCGGCAATCGCCGCACGACGTGGGAGATGACCGCTGACAGGGCTTTCTTCTGCGGCGGGAAGAATGACGGTGTCACCCAGAAACAGGGCGCAGCGGGCGAATTTGCCCAGCCAGCGGCGACGGATGACTTTGCGGTCATTGACGACAACGACGATTTGCCCTTTTAAGCGGAGGCGGAAGGTTGAAAGACAACAATTACGTCGTGATTCAGGGATGGATGGTGTCTCAGCTGCATCTTACAGGTAACGCTTTGATGGTTTATGCGTGCATCTTTGGGTTTTCCCAAGGCGGCGAGTGGTACACCGGCACGGCCGGGTACCTTGCAGAGTGGTGCGGCTGTCAAAAAAAGTACATGCTTACCCTGCTCAAAAAAATGACGGACGAAGGGCTGCTACGCAAGCGAACCAGAGACGAGAACGGCGTGACCTTTTGCTCTTACCAAGCAGTGACCCCAGAGGAAGGCACTGAGCAGCAGCCAAAGGCACAAAATCAGGAGTACCAAAGTGCCCCCCCGGTTCAAAAAGTGAACCACCCTGGTGCAAAAAGTGAACCCAGTAATAATATAAATATAATATATACTCGAGTATCTAAAGATACTCTCGTATGCGCAAACAACGGTGGGTTTGAAGCGTTTTGGACTGCCTACCCCAAGAAGAAGAGCAAGGGGCAAGCATTATCGGCATGGAAGAAACTTAAACCTGATAGCTCTTTACAGGCTTTGATCCTGAAAGCGGTCGAAGCTCAGAAACGTAGCCCTGATTGGCAAAAGGATAAAGGGCAATACATCCCCTACCCCGCAACTTGGCTGAATGCAATGGCATGGGAGGACGAAGTGCCCACCGAACAGAAGCGAAGGGAGGTGCAATATTTGCCGTGAGTGAAGCAGAAAAGGCCGTCATCGGCTGTTTGCTTGTCAACCAGCAGGCACAGCCGTACATTCTGGACGCCATCACCGGCGAGGATTTCAGCGACCCGGAATTGGGTGAGGTGTACGACAAGCTGGCCAGCCTGTGGGCACGACACCGGAAGCTGGACACGGTGAGCGCGGCCTCTGTGATGGGAAATGAGCTGCTTGCAGAGTGCGCGGAAGCCCCCATTGCTTATAGCAACTACCCGGCGTATATTGCCGCCGTGAAAGACCATACGCTGGTGCAGCGAGCGCAGGCGGTGGGCCTGAAGCTGGCAAGCAGCGGATGCTCCAAAGATGATGTGGAGGGCGCGGCGCAGGAGCTGGCGCATATGCTGGCAGGCAAGCAGAGCACCGGGCGCTTCAACGCCATGGATTGTGCCACATGGTTCATGCGGGCCATGGCTGGCGGGCGGCCGCCCTACTTCGCCACCGGGTTTGGGCGGCTTGACCGTTACACCGGATGGGGGCCGGGTGACTTTGTGGTGATCGGCGGACGGCCCAGCAGCGGCAAGACGGCATTCACCTTGCAGGTGGCCCGCCAGATTGCGCAGAACGGAAAGCGCGTTGGTTATTACAGCTATGAGACGAGTAAAGAACGTCTCAGCATGAGAATTTGCACCAACATCATGCGGCTGCAATACGACAGTGTGCGCCGTTATGCGGTGCAGATGGACAACGCAAACGAGATTCAGCTGCGGGCACTCGACCACTTTGCCACTTGCCCGCTTGAAATCGTGGAAGCCAACGGGCGCGGTGTACAGTGGCTGAAAATGGACGCTCAAGCGCAGAAGTTTGATGTGGTTTTCATCGACTACTTGGGCCTTATCCCCTCCAGGGGTAAGGACAGCTACGAGCGGGCCACCATGGTGTCGAAAGATTTGCACGACTTTGCCCAGCAAACCAAAATCTGCGTTGTGGCGTTGTGCCAGCTGAACCGCGCCGGGGCCGGAGACCTGCCAACGATGGAAAACTTGCGCGACAGCGGCCAGATTGAGCAGGATGCGGACAACATCATTCTGCTGCACAACGACAAGGAGACGGGCAAATACACCGTTCGCATTGCAAAAAACAAAGACGGTATTACCGGCGATTTGCCGTTCAATTTCGTTGGAAGCCAGCAGCGATTTGAGGAGGTAGCGGTACATGAGCACGATTAACCTGCCGTTTCGGTTCCCCGGCGCAAACGAGTACATTGCAGCGTGTCGGAGGAATCGCTTTGCCGGCGCGAAAATTAAAGCGGACTACACGCAGGCGGTGGCCCTCTACTTTCGGGGGCTGCCACCTGTAACCGAGCCGGTAAAAGTCCGCTTTACGTGGCACGAGAGGACGCGACGAAGGGACAAAGACAACGTGGCCTTTGGCAAAAAATTTGTGCTTGATGGGATGCAAGCGGCGGGCTTCTTGCCCAACGATAACAATCGTTGGGTCGTCGGTTTTGAAGATTGTTTCGCCTACGATGGGCGGGACGGAGTGACAGTGGAGGTGAGCGACGTTGAATGAGGGGATGTACTCAAGCAAATCCGATCTGTGGAGCACACCACAAGACTTTTACGACGAGTTAAACCGTGAATTCAAGTTTGTGCTGGATGCGTGCGCTTTGCCATGCAACGCCAAATGCGAGTTGTTTTTTACCCCCGCACAAGACGGTTTGCGGCAGGACTGGGCAAGCTCAACATGGTGCAACCCGCCGTATGGGCGGGAAATTGGCAAGTGGGTGCGCAAGGCCCGCCTCGAAGCTGAACGCGGCAACACGGTCGTGTGCCTTTTGCCAGCGAGAACTGACACGCGATGGTTCCATGACTATGTTCTGGGCCGTGCCGAAATCAGGTTCGTGCGCGGGAGACTGAAGTTCGGCGGGAGCAAAAACAGCGCGCCCTTTCCGAGCATGGTGGCGGTGTTTAGGCCGCGCAATAACACGGAGGAGCTAAAAAATGGATGACCTCATGTGCGAAAAGTGCAAATACAAAGATGAATCTGCGTTCGGCCCACCTTGCATTGTATGCAAGTACTCGTACCCGAGGGACACTACTTCCTTCGTCTTTGCTAATAGCCAATTCACCCCGGCAGATAGCCAATTCACCCCGGCGGATGACGCTGCGGAGATTGACCACCCTGCCCACTATGCGGGCAAGTTTGAGTGCATCGACGCGATGCTTGAGACGATGGGACGGGATGACGTGCGGGCGTTTTGCCTGTGCAACGCATTTAAGTACCTTTGGCGGTGCAAAAAGAAGCACGAGACACCCACGGAGGACGTGAAAAAAGCCGCCTGGTATTTGGGAAATTACCTTGAGCTGGGAGGTGACTTATGAAGCCGGGCTTTTGGGTGAGCTGGTGGCACCTGGGCAGCCTCAAAAAGGCCCGTTTTGACACGGCCGAAGAGAGAGCCGCCTTTGTGCGCACGTGGCTCAGAGACGGCAAACCGACGCCGTGGGATGCTAACTCGCGCGGGCAGAGGATTATCAGGAGGGCAACAAGTGGCAGAGTACATTGACAGAGATAAGGCCATCGACGGCGCGTGCGAAGCGCTGAGGGGCGCGATTAGGTGCGGGAAGGCACAGTTTGCAGCCGCACGGTGGGTTGTGGATGAGCTGGAGATCATCCCGGCTGCGGATGTGGTGCCGGTCGTGCGCGGACATTGGCACGTGATTAAAACAAACTGCGCGGGAATGATTGTGACGAGCTACCAGTGCACCGTGTGCGGCAAAACGTGCGCCACGCAGATGCGGATTTTCCACGACGACGATGTGCCGATGTGTTGCTGCTGGTGTGGCGCACGGATGGATGAGGAGGCACCCAATGGCAAAGTACATTGACTTGGAAGCACTTGTCAATTGGTTGAAGCACATCCCGTTAAAAGACTTATCCGATGGACAGGGGCTGTGCCGGGTTATCATGGAGGATGACTTCAAAATGGCGATTAGTTCACTGCCGGAAAGTACGTTCGTGGACATGGGTGCGGTGGTGCACTGCAAGGATTGCGTGTATAGCCGCCCAGCTGGAAAAAACTGCGAAGACATGGTGGTTTGCCCAATTCTGAGTAAAGACTGTTTGTATATGATGAAGAGCGATTTTTGCAGCTATGGCATATTTAAGGAGGCCGCCATTGGTAGCGATACTGATTAAAGCCCTGACGGCGCTCGTGGTGCTCATTGCGGTGCCTATTGCACTGGCGGAATTATGCATTATTGTTGTAGGCTTGTGGACGCTGTTCCACTGGCCGAAGGGAGGCTGGAAAGATGATTAAAATCGAAAACACCGAAGTTGTGGGTTGGGAGCACGCCATTCGTGGTATGCGTAATCCGATGAACTCTTGGAAGAAGAGCGATAGCGAATATAAATATTATTTTGATGAATGCGAAGGGGCGGACAAGGGCATATATAGATATACTCTCGGCACCAACGATCTTGACCTAATGACCCGTCTTCGCAACGCCGGTACAGATCATCGTAAATTTATGCGGATGATTACCGTGTATCTTGATGTGACGGCCCCGCTGTATTGGTGGAAGGAGTACGACACTTACAAGGTTGGAACAGTTGCGAACTCTTGTAGCACGATGCATAAGATTGCAGATAAGGAATTTACGCTGAAGGATTTTAGTTATGAACATTTGGATGATGAGTTTGAGTGTGTAAAAAGTTCCGCTGCCGATCCTTATGACGGCGATTTTAAGACCTCCATTGGAATTCTTCTCGACACCATAGAAGGGCTAAATTGGTGGCGTAATCAATACCTTCATCAAAAAGAAATCAATGCGGGGACTGAAAGACTCAGATGGTGCTGGTGGCAGCTCATCCAGCTGCTGCCGAGCAGCTACAACCAGCGGCGCACGCTCATGCTGAACTACGAGGTGCTTGCAAACATCTACAAGCAGCGCAAAAACCACAAACTTGACGAGTGGACGGAATTTTGTAAATGGATTGAGGACTTGCCGTACAGCGTGTTGATCACCGGCAAGAGGTGCGAGGTATGAACGATGCGCACGATTGATGCTGATGCGTTGATGAATGAGCTGATACGCCTTGGGTATGCGTATAGCAACGAAGAACAGCGGGCCGTGGTTGCGGATTGTATCGAATGCGTGGAGGAAGCGCCCACTGTTAAGGCTATGGAAGCGGCACGGTGCAGGGATTGCGTCAATTGCCAAAATTCTTTGCCTAATTGGTGGTATTGCAAAATGACTGGCCTGACTGTAAGCCCTGATGGATTTTGCAGCTCGGGAGAAAGGAAAGAAGAAAATGGATGAGCTGAAGAAATGCCCGTTTTGCGGCGGAAAAGCTGCCGTGTTTGTGCACAACGGCGTGAAGGTTTTGTGCCTCACCTGTGGCGTGCAGACCGATTCCCACATTGATTTTATGATGCGGCCCGGCCATAGCTCTAACGCCGTGCAGCAGGTCGTGGACGCATGGAACCGGAGGGTGAAAGACGATGACTGACTACATCACTTTTGCCCAGCTTGCGGACGCTCTGCGGCGCTGCGGGAAGGCCCGCACGGTGGACGACTGCAAGGGGTGCGCTTACTATCGGGGGCCAAACCCTGAGCTGTGCATCCCCAATATGACCGAGCGGGCCGCGCAAGTGATTGAGCTTTTCGCGGCGGAACCGCTGGAGGAGGCGGAAAAGAATGACGTATGAAGAGCGTAAAGCCTGGCTGAGGCGTTACCAGGACGCGCTGAACGATTACCGCATGGCAACCGCCAGGCTGGAAGAAGCCAATGCGCAGGCGACGAAGTGCACGGCCAGCGTGTCCTCTACTCTGGGGCGCGGAGGCACAAGCGACCACATCCCGGCGGCCGTGGAGCGGATCGAAGCCATACGCGAGGATGCAAACCAGGCCATGGAAGAAGCAGAGGCCGCGCTGATCGAGATCTCGGCCGCGCTGAAAAAGCTGGAAAGCAGGACAGAGCGGACAGTGCTTGCAGTGCGGTACGTGGACGGCTGCACATGGCAGCAGGTCGCGGAGAAGTGCGGCTACAGCATCGACTGGGTATATGCTTTGCATCGGTCCGCTGTAAAAAATCTGGACAAATAACAAAAGAGGTCGCAGCCGAAAGGTTGTGACCTCTTTTGTTATGCCTGATCTTAAATGTTATTCTTCCTCGGCTGCAAGCAATCGGGCTTCGTACTCGTCCTCGCTTTCGCCCGGGTCTTGCTTTAAGTCTGGGGCTTTGCATGTGATCTCCATGTAACGCCCGTCATCGGTGATTGCGTTGCGAGAGCATTCGCCGCCCCGCACATCGCCCGGTTCACGAATGAAGTACAACTTCACGTCTCGGTTTGGAACGTGCATCACGATGCCGTGGTCACACACTGCATCGGATACCATCGTATCCCCGCAAAACTGGGTGTCTCCGTAAATTTTTACGGAGTCCAGGATAAACGCGGTGCCGAAAATGCGGGCGTTGTCGGTGACTTCTGCGCCACCTGTTACAATGGATTCGTCAAACACTTGCGCATGACCGGAAACACACGCTTCTTCGGACACACACGCTTTTTCAAAGACCATAGCCTCGTCAGCAACCCATGCGGTATAGTTTTGGTCGAGGTTCTTTTCGCTTTCAATCCACCCGCCCAGGTCGCCCACCTTTACATGGCAAAATTCGGTGTCAAAATCCCGCACTGCGCGGATGCGGTGCAGGGTGTGCCCGGAAAACTCTTTCGTTTCACCGGTGAATTCGTATTTTCTTTGGACCTTCGGCATGGGTACACCTCCTTTTTGACAAGAGGCGCGGGACAACCACGCGCCTCACTTTAGATCAGCCCGAAATGCTCCGCCAACAAAAAGCGGATATAATCCGGGCAATTTCGCTGTGACCCACACCAGTTTTGCATGGTGCGCAGAGGGATGCAAGCAGCCCGGGCAAAGGCAGATTGGCTCATTCCGGTGGCTTCTGCGAGTTCCCGCACATTCATGTGCGCAACGTCCCAAAAGCGGGACAAGCGTTCGGCTTCTGCGTCGAGATCAACACAGCCCGGCGCGTTGTCCGGGATGCTCAGGGTTACATTGCTTTTAAAGATTTCCTTCGGCTGCTCTTGGGCCATTGCAAAAAGTTCTGCTTTGTTCCACATTCTTGATTTCCTCCTGTTGATATCTTGTTTCAATCCACGTCCCCCGCACAGGGGACGACACATCACCAGATGGGCGATACTGCCTCGATGGTAAACGGGATGTTTTCCCGCTTGCCTGACTTTGTAGGCGCGGACACAACAATTGTTTTGATCGCTGCGTCTATTGCGGCCTCAACGTTTCCACACACGCGGATGGCGTCACAAGTGATTATGACACGATCGCCGAACCCGTCGCCCGTGCGGTATGCGGAATGTAATTCCAATTTCCACACGTCGTCCTCGGAAATGAAGTCCGGCAGAGAGATTGTCACTCTCTTATTGTGCGGCGCGTCGCCCTGGAAGCCACCGTCCTGTTGCCAGCCAGCAGGAACGGGAAGTGTGTTGCGCGGAAAGCCGAACACTTCTGTGAAATATGCGCACTCGTCCGGTTCGCGGTTGGATGAACGCTTGATAGCGCCAAAAAGGGATACAACGATCTCGGTTTTCATGTTCTTTCCTCCTTCTTTTCTTTTGGGTTACCCATGAGCGCCCACCCTTTCGGGTGGCCGGGCTTGCACCGGCGGCGCTTTCGCGTCGGCCTTGCGGGTCAGTTTTTGCGGAAGGTGGTGGTTACATCGGGCTCGGGGAGTTCGTCCGGCGTTACGCCATCGATCCACAGCTCTGTGGTCTTGGGCTCGTCGGTCTCAGGGTCGTACCCCACGAGCCCATCAGAGCCGCGCGCCGTGATGCTCAACACACCGCCGCCCTTTCCGCCGAAGATTTCCTTGCGGTATTCAAGGACAACCTTGATGAGGCTGTAACCAGCCACATTCCCGATTCGGGCGCGCTTGGCGATGCGCTCGAAATTCTCTTCCACCGCTTTGATGACGGTTTCACCGGAAATCAAGGAATCGGCTCCATAGTCCCAAAAATGTACACCGTATTCTTTCATCGCCTGTTCTCCTCCCTTTTTACATGAGCACCCAGGCGCCGCCCCGGAATGCCGACACGGACGGGGTGCCGATGTCCCAGCCGCCGCCGTACTTCTTCTCTGCCCGCTTGTAGGGGTAAGCGGGTTCCGCGCCTCCGTTCTTCAGGCCGCGCAGGACACGGCCATTCTCCACGTACACATCAGCGCCACAGATGTGATGCCAACCGTCTTTAATCTTCGTCATCGTTTTGCCCTCCTGTTTTTGTTCGGCTTGCTTCGTTGTCTACACTATACCACCCATTGGGTGGTGGTGCAATTCGCAATTTGCCTAAATTTTTAGATTCTTTTTTGTGCAGCCGTTGCAAATGCAACAGCCGAAAACAGTCTGATACACTACCAAATATATCGCAAATATGATATATTTAGTATGTAGAGATAGGGAGAGACGGGATTTCGTCTCTCCCTATTGCGTTACGCTTTGAGCGCTGCAATCTCCTGCATGGCCCGGCGGGCGGCGCGCTTGCCGTTGTCAGTGAGCTGGCGCTGCCATGCCTGGTTTCGGGGCGACCAGCGGAAAGCCCACTTTTTGAGGATGGCGCGGACATCTTCGGCGGGTTTGCCGTCAAAGATCAGCTGCACCCGCATTTGCTCGGGGTCCTCGCGGTAGGTGATGCCGTCATGGTCCTCTTCGGCGGGGGCGGCCTCTTGGGCGGCCTGCAGACTCTTCAGCCGCTGCTCAACGCGCTTCGCGTCGGCGAGCGAGTAGGCCAGCTTGTAGGACGGGTAAGGGGTACCGACGTACCAGCCACGCGCCCACATGTCATCAATCTCCTGCCGGGCGGCCGGGGCCAGCGCCGGGCACCCGTCCAGGGTGCCGTTCTTCCGATAGTAGGCATTCACGGCCTTCATCGCGGCGTGCTCCGCCTTCAGGCCCTCCAGCTTTGCGGTCAGGGCCTCGATCGCCTCGGGGTCGTTGCTCTTGATGGGCTGGGTGTGGGCGGTGCGGAGTAACTGCAAGTAGTGCTCTGCACGGTCAAAGGTCTCTCGGTTGGCGTCCCACGCGGCCACCTGCTTGGCCTTCTTCGCGGTCGGGAAATTGCCAGCGCCGGAGATCATGACGGACGGGCACCGGGTGCCGATCTCGTTGTCACGGTTGATGGCCTCCGCCAGGGTTGCGGCGTACCGGTCAAACAGGTATTCGGCACGGTCTCGCTGCGCCTCGGTGGCGCACTTGGCTTTGACGGTCTCTAGGATCTGCGCGGCCTCGTTCACCTGGGCGTTATAGCCGGCGGTTGCGCTCCCGGGCTGGTAGTCGCTAAAGCTGCGCATCTCGTGCGCAATGCGGGCGGTGCTCTCGTTGATGGTGTACATGGTATAACCTCCTTGTATGGTGCCGCCGTGGCGGCTGTGTCGATGTGATAGGGCTTTCAACCCATGAGCGCCCGCCCCGATGGGGGCGGCTGGACTTGCACCAGCGGCGCGTTATGCGTCGTGCTTGCGGGTCTTAGATCATGCCCAGGCAATGGAGCCATAGCATGGGGAGCGATACGCCCCAGCCAAAGCCCAGAGCCAGGCACTCAAGGCGAGTGAGCCTCATGCTCTCGCCTCCCTCTGCCGGAGGGGCTGGAAAGAGTGGCTGCAGGGGCCCAGGGTGATGCAGTACTCGCGGCGCTCGGCGTCCGACCATGTGCGCCGGATAGCTGCCAGCAGCTCGGCGCTTTGGTCGGGGTCTGTGGCTGCGATGCCGACCGGCACGAGATGCGTGCCGCAGTTGCGGGTGATCCAGATGTACTGACCATAGCGGCCGGTTTCGACGGCCTCGGTCAGCTGGGCGCGGTCGATCTCAAAGTCGGTGGCGTAGTGCTTGACCTCGCGGGATACGTGCCACGCCATCTTTTTGATGAGCTCTTCGGTAGTAAGTGCTTTGCTCATGTGCTTTGTCCTCCTTGCTCTTCTGCTCGCGGCCCTGTGTCGCTTGCTGTGACTATATGTTAACACTCCGCATGTTAACAGTCAATAGGTTAACATGCACAAAGTTCAGGGCGCAAAATTGTGCATGTTCGGCATGTTCACACGCCGCCTTACATGGTATACTGAAAAGCGGAGGTGACAGCATGGCACTATCAGCCAAAAAAAGGGCCAGCGACGCGCGGCACCTGGCAAAGCTTGACCAGCTCATGGTGCGGCCATACCAGGCGGAGGGCGCACAGATCAGGCAGGCGGCAGCAGCGGCCGGGCAGAGTACACAGGCATACATATTGGACGCTGTCCGGCAGCGCATGAGCAGCCCAGAGGCAGAGCCAGACGGAGACCGGATCCGGCTCAGCCTGAGAGCGGACGCTGTGCAGGGCCTGGAGCGTGACGGTGAGACGCCAGCACAGGCAGCGGCACGGTTACTGGCCGACGCGATCAGGCAGGCAAGGCAAGACACATAATCAACGGTGAGACCTTCACAGCGTGGGGGCCTCCCCTATCTTATAAGGGGGTTAGCATATGGCCAATAACAATAACTTGCGTATGCCGTCGTCTTATGCGCCCGGCGAGTGGGCGGAGATCGCCCGCAAGGGTCAGGCTGCACAGGCAGAGGGCAGGAGACGCAAGCGGGCGCTTAGAGAGGTACTGGACGCGCTACTCAGCATGGAGTACACCGGCACCGCGCTGGATGGCACAGAGCTGGCAGCGGCTGCACAGGAGGCGGCCAAAAAGCAGGGTAAGATCCTAGATCAGTACGACGCAGTAGCCATCGCACAGATCGTCAAGGCGCAAGACGGTGACACGGCGGCGGCTGCATGGGTGCGAGACAGTGCGGGCGACAAGCCCGGCGAGACGGTCGCAGTGCAGCAGCTGAGTGCAGAGGACGTGGAGCTGGCCCGCAAAGTTGCGGCCCGGCTGGATGCATCCGGCACCAAAAGTGCAGACACTTCAGCACAAAAGGCCAAAAAGAAACGGTAAAACGTTGAATCGAGTTTCGCTTAATTATGATTTAGCGAAATAGGGTAAGCCTCTGGCAGCATTGAGGGGCTGCTGCATATAGTAGTATAGATATTCTGTACCGCTATTCTCTGGCGGCCCCTACCCCCCCCCCATGCGGGGCAGGGGCGGGTGTCCGAGGACGGGGCGGGGCGTAGCGAAAAGGGCTTCTCGCCAGACTTTTTTCAAAAAATCCCCCCCTATCGGGTTCACCCCACCCCGCTTCTCAAAAGGGTGGTACTCGAAAAAAATTTTTTTACCATTCACAACCATTGTTGTTCTCCGGCCCTGACAGGCGGCATTGTAGCCTGTTTTCACGTGCTTTGTGAGGCTGGTACCCAAATCAAAGCGATTAAAGGTTTTGTTGGAACCCCGTGCCGTGTGGCGGGTAAGTTCATACGGGCGGCCCTACACGCAAAGTAGGAGGGGCGGAAACGCCCCATTATGCCGTCATAGCTCAGTTGGTAGAGCGGCTGTCTTGTAAGCAGCAGGCCGAGGGTTCGAGTCCTTCTGGCGGCTCCAAAGCCGATGACCCGCTAAAATATCCCGCCGGGGCGCAAGCGGGAGTTCGCGGCAGGCACCCCCCGCGCGCCTCTTCACAATGCGTACCATGCGGGGCTTTTTTATTGGGCTGTGGCCAAACGGTAAGGCATGGGACTTTGACTCCCAGATAGCAGGTTCGACACCTGCCAGCCCAACCAATGGGTGAGCCGGGCACAGGATAAGCCCGGAGGGCGGGAACGGGGTGTGCGTGCAAATAGATGGGCAAGCGGGAAAGCCTCCGCCCAGTAAGGCTCTGCAATGGGCCTGCGCACAAGGGAAAGGAAGAAGTATGGCAGGATTTGCAGATGTAAGAAAAGCGGAAGCAAAATACTGCATGGAGCACCCTGCCTACTTCGTGGAAACGTATGTCCACATTGAGGACAAGGACGCGGCCGAACTGATCGTCCCGTTCAAGCTGTGGGACGGGCAGAAACAGGCGCTGAAAGCGTTTGCGAACGACCGGCTGATTGTAGTGCTGAAAGCGCGGCAGCTGGGCTTTACGTGGCTTGCATTGGCTGAGGCAAGCAGGCTGTTAGCCTTGAATACGGGCCGGACAGTCGTTGGCTTGTCTAGAACAGAGGACGAGGCAAAAGAGCTTGTGCGCCGCATGGGCGTGATTCTGCGCTATATGCCGGAGTTTGTCGCAGAGGAAGGCGCTGTACCCGCCGGGTGGAGCGGCCCTGTTTTCAAAGCCTCTGCATTGGAATTGCGGATAAAGTGGCCAGACGGCCCGGAAGGCGTGTTCAAGGCGTTCCCTTCGTCCCCTTCTGCCGGTCGTTCGTTCACAGCTGACTTGATTATCATTGACGAATGGGCGTTCCAGCAGTACGCAGAAGAGATCTGGCAAGCAGCGTTCCCTGTCATCAACCGTCCAACCGGCGGTCGGGTCATTGGTCTGTCTACAATCAAGCGCGGGACGCTGTTTGAAGAAATCTACACAAACCCGGACAACGGGTTCACAAAGCTGTTCCTGCCGTGGAGCGCTGACCCCCGCCGGGACGAAGCGTGGTACAAACGCACGCTGAACGCGCTGGGCGAGGATAGAACCTATCAGGAATACCCCGCAACGGTAGATCAAGCGTTGGAAGTCCCCGGCGGCGCGTTCTTCCCGGAAGTAAGGAAGGAAACCCATTGCGTGGATAAACTTCCCGCAAAGGGCAGACGCTATTGCGTGATGGACTACGGCCTGGATATGCTGAGTGTCCATTGGGTAAACATTGATGTAACAGGCCATGCCTGTGTGTACAAAGAGTATAACGAAAGCAATTTGCCCATCGGCGCGTCGGCAGAAACCGTCTTGAAACTGTCGAAGGGTGAGGAGGTTGAGCTGTTCCTGGCCCCCTCTGACCTGTGGGGGCGCAGTCAGGAAAGCGGCAAGAGCCGGGCGCAGCTGTTCCTTGAAGCGGGGCTTCAATTGGTGCAGGTGAGCCGGGACTTCCCTGCCGGATGCGCGGCCATGAAAGAGTGGTTCCGCATTGACCCGGCGACAAATACAGCATGGCTGACAATGTACAAGACCCCAACGTTGTTACGGTGCTTGCAGAAAATTCAAAAGGACGAACGTAAACCTGACGTTTACGCGAAGGAACCGCATAGCTTGACGCACTCCGTGGATAGCTTGCGGTATTTTTGTGTTTGGTGGACTGCACCCGCGGAAGCCACGCAAGCAAAGAAGCACGTCACGTGGGAATCTGACCTGTGGGAGGATTACTACAACGCAGACGATGAGGGAAAGGCGTACATGATTCAGAAGTTCGGAGATCCGTTCTAAGGAGGGGAAACATGGCAGTACATTTTAGAGTCCCTGACCAGGTGTCCCCTAGCACAATGGTGGTCGATACGTTTCTGGGCGTGGATTACAGCAACGCCCCCGGCAACGTAGATAAGCGGCAGTCTCCGAACGGGCAGAACATGATCCGGGACGTGCCCGGAAAAGTGCGCAAATCCATGGGCTATGAGCTTGTGAGAACGTTTGACGGCAAAATCAACGGGTATCACAAGCTAAAAAAAGATAAAGATGGCATTATCCACGCCGGAACGAAGCTGTACCGTGAAAACGGGACGGTTTTATACGAACAAGCAAACAATGCCCCTTCCAAAAGCTGGCAACTCAACGACAGTCTGACTATCATTGATGGCGCGCATATCCTGATTTACGACGGCAACAGTGTAAAGAACGCGGCAGAAATTGCAAAGGTTCCGCTGTTTTCTATCGCGAAGTCCCCGAAAGGCGGCGGCACAGATTATGAGGCGCTAAACCTGATTTCTCCGAAATTCAGGGAGCGCTTTGCCGGTACGAAAGACGACACAGTTTACCATCTGAGCTTTTCCGGGCTGGATGATGGACCCGTAACGGTGAAAATCCTGAATTCAGACGGCGCATGGGTGGACAAAAACGACGGTTTTACGGTTGACAGAACCAAAGGAACGGTGACATTTAACACCGCCCCTGGTGTTTCTCCACTATCAGGCGAGGATAATGTTGAAATCTCCGCGAGCCGGACGGTTTCAGGGTACGCAGACCGCGTTTTGAAATGCGATATTGGCATTTTATTTGGCGTAAATGGAGCGTCTGACCGGCTGTTCTTGTCCGGGAACCCGGATTATCCTAACCAAGACTGGTATTCTGGGCAGTACGACACGACATACTGGCCGGATACTGGATATTCCCAGCTGGGCACGGCTGGCAGCGCAATCATTGGGTACAGCATTATCAATAACTACCTTGCCACGCACAAGGACGATGCAGAACCCGATAGAAACGTGATTGTGCGGCGGGGCGATCTGGTAAACTCCACGCCCGCGTTCCCCATTATCAATACGTTACAAGGCCCCGGTGCCGTGGCGAAGCGCTCTTTTGCGTATCTGTCCACGGAGCCGGTGTTTTTGACAAAGCTGGGCGTGTTCGCAATTACCCCGTCGGACATTAGCGGCGAACGATACGCACAGAACCGAAGCTACTACATCAACGAGAAACTGAAAAAGGAAAAGAACCTCGAAGATGCGGTGGCAGTGGTGCACAAGGACTTGTATTGGCTGTGCGTGAACGACCATGCGTACATTCTCGACGGCCTGCAAAACATTGGCAGAGCTGCCTCTGAACCGTATTCCACGCGGCAGTACGCTTGTTTCTACCGCACAAATGTACCGGCAAGCGCTATGTGGGTGATTGATGAACGCTTGTATTTTGGAACAACGGATGGAAAGGTGTGCCGATTCTTCGATGACCCTGCCAGCCTTGAAAGCTATAACGACATGGGCGAACCAATTGAGGCGTGGTGGGAAACGCCGGACATTGCCGGGCGCCTTTTTTATAAAAACAAAACATTCAGGTATCTTGCCGTCAGTGTTGCTGCCGCAGTAGCCACAAGTGTGGATATGCGGGTGTTGCGCAAGGGCGAGTGGAAAACCCTGAAACGGAATGCATTCAATTCACGCTATCTTTCTTTTGCACAGCTTGTTTTCTCGAAATTCAGTTTCTCCAGCGACACCACGGCACGCACCTTGCATACCAAAGCGAAGTTGAAGCGGGTGGACAAGACCCGTTATCGCTTTGAAAACAAGACGCTGAATGAGCCGTTCGGGCTTACAGCATGGGCAATTGAGTTTATTGAGAGCGGAAAGTACAAGGGGTGATAGCATGAAGTGTCCTAGATGTGGCATTGAAATGAAGGTCAACGTCAGCGGTGAACTGCTGACGTTCATTTGCCGCAATCGGCAGTGCAGCGGCTACGGCCAAGCACAGGCAGAAAGAGACCTTAGTATGGAAGGAAAGGAGGAGCGTCATGAAGATTGAGAATGGCAACAAGAGTACCGCCAGCGTGAAGGCTACCAACAGCTCTAGCAGCAAGAAGCCTACCGTGACCAAGGGCGGCGATCTGCGCAGCAAGTGACAACAAGTGAGGAACTATGGAAGAGAATACCAGCGGCGTTATGACTGAAGAAGTCGAGCAGGAGGCAGCCGCACCTGCACAAGAAGAGACTACCGGAGAACCTGCCACCAATGAAGGCGTAGGTGAAGCTGCCGAAGCCGGGCAGCAGCAGGAAATCCCTGACGAGGTATGGGAAACCAGCCGGAAACGTGCCGATGCAAAGGCCAAGCAGAAGTACGACCGTATGGTGACTGAGCGGTTCGGGCATTTGACAAACCCGGCCACCGGAGATCCCATCCGAAGCATGGACGATTACTTCGCAGCACTGGACGCGCAGGCGGACATTCAACGCCGCCAGTCCTTGCAGCAGAAGGGAATCGACCCCAAAATTCTCGATGATGCAATCAACAACAGCCCCGTCATCAAGCAGGCGAAAGAAGCAATTCAGGCCCAGCGTGAAGCAGACGGCCAGCGGCAATTCAACGAGCAGATGCGGCAGATCACCGCACTGGACGGCGAATTCCGGACACTGGGCGATCTTCGTAACGCCCCCGAATTTGACACTTTCAACCAGCTTGTGATGAGCAATGTTGATATGGTGAGCGCTTTCAAAGCGGCCTTCTTTGATCGGCTGGCCGCCAAGAAGAGCGCAGCGGCCACGCAGGCAGCCATTAACACCGCCAAGAGTAAAGACCACATGGCCCCAATTGGCGGCGGAAATGACGCAAGCGACGGCCTGACCGATGAAATCATCGCGGAGTATCGCAAGTTTAATCCTAAATGGACGCGCGACCAAATCGCGGCGTACCACAAGAAATATGGAAAGGATAAGTAACCATGTTTATCGTTGTAATGCGAGACATTGCGGACGTGGAACCTTTTGAGCACCAGCCCGGTGCTGCCAATCTGGCGCGCGGCTCTGCCGCTGTGCTGACCGCTGGCAGTCTGGCCAAGTGCGGCGCGACCGCTAAGCCCTCTCATATTGTTATGGGGCCTGCCGACGGCAACGGCCTGTATCCCTGCATCCGCGTTCAGCCCACCACCGTGTTTGAGACCACCAGCACTGCTGCCGTGGCTTCCGCCGGTACCAAGGTGACCCTGAACACCGATGCTCTGAGCGTGACTGCCACCTCCACTGACGGTGTGTTTACCGTCGATTCCACCGAGAACAAGGCCAACGGCATTGTCCGTGGCCGTTTCCTGTAAGGAGGACATATGGCTAATATCATTTTCAGCGAGGGCTCCGGCGTTGCCAACAGCGTGTTCGGCAAGAGCCAAGAACCCATCAAGGCTATGATCGAGAGCGGCGTTGAGGCGTTCGAGGAGAAGAGCCTGATTTCCAACATCTTCAACATGGAAAGTTCCACCAACTTCGCCGAGAAGTACACCAACGAGACCAGCGTTGGTGACTTCGAGGACGTGGGCGAAAATGGCGCTTACCCCAAGACTGGTATGCAGGAAGGCTTTTCCAAGGTGATCGAGCCTACCACCTGGAAGTCCAGCTTTGAGGTGACTCAGGAAATGATTGAGGATGGCAAAATCGGCAAGATTAAGAGCCGCGCCGGTATCTTCTCCACCAGCTACAACCGCACTCGCGAGAAGTTCGCTGCTTCCCTGCTGGCCGGTGGTACTGGCACTTCCGTCAAAATCCAGAACAAGACCTACAGCACCGCTTCCGCTGACGGCGTGGCCCTGTTCTCGACTGCTCACCCCAGTGCCACAAAGGGCACCAAGCTGACCCAGAGCAACTTCTTCAAGGCTGATTTCAGCACCAGCATTCTGGATCAGGTTCAGGAGGCCATGCAGAGCTTCACCGACGACGACGGCAATCTGCTGAACGTCGCTCCCGACACCATCATCATTCCCAACGTGGCTTCCCTGAAGCGTGCCGTTCTGGCTGCCGTGTCCAGCGACCTGGACCCTGAGAGCAACAAGAATGCAATGAACTTCCAGGCCGGCCTGTGGAACGTGCTGATCTGGCCCTATCTGCCCAAGTCCATCGGCGGCAAGCCCTTCTTCCTGATGATGGACAGCCAGTTCAAGGACGACTATCTGTGTATGCCCTGGGTTGACCGTGTTGCCCTGACCGTCAAGAGCGAGATTGACCCCAACACCGACGCCAACGTGTTCCGTGGCCGCGCCCGTTTCGGCGCTGGCTTCAACAACTGGCGTTGCATCGCCCTGTGCGGCGGCGGCGTGACCGGCGGCACTACTCTGACTGCCTAATTAAACCTACCTGATTTACCGATGTCCCTGCCTGATGGTGGGGACATTTTTTTGGAGGAGCCATGTTCGAGAAGCTGAAACACGCTGCTGACGATGCCACAAAGCGGGGGAAATGGCAAAGTCGGCTGGATGACGCAAGAAAGCAGTACGACCGAAGCATTATGGATACCCGCGAAGCGCTGTATCGTGGCGACAAAAACATTCGTGGCGCAAACGGTACAGACGCAGAAAAAAAGGCAACCAACGTCCGCAACATCGTGTACGAGCTGATCGAAAGCCAGGTGGATTCCTCTATCCCCGCCCCCCGCGTCACGGCTATCCACGAAGAGGACAAAGAGCTTGCAAAAAAGATTGAGGCTCTGCTGCTGAACCTGAGCAAGCAGCTCAACCTGAAAGAGCTGAACGACCTGCAAGAACGAACCGTCCCCATTCAGGGCGGCGACTTTTTCCACGTTGAGTGGGACCCGCACGGCGGATACCACTGCATGTTGGGCGACGTAACGCTGACAGAGCGCCACCCGAAGCAGGTTATTCCGCAGCCCGGCGTGTACGACATAGACAAGATGGAGTACATTTTCATTCTTGTAAGCCAGCCGAAACGCTACCTTGAACGGCGGTACGGCGTTGAAATCAAGGATGAAACAGAGGATGATGTGGCGGCCAGAGGGCAGAATCCGAGCTCTGTAAGTGGCATTGTTACTCAAAATATCGCGTATTATCGTAACGATGAAGGCGGTATTGGCCTGTACAGCTGGTGCGGAGACGTAACTCTGGAAGATTTGGACAACTGCCAGAAACGGCGCGGTAAAGTGTGCGCGAAATGCGGCCGCCCGAAGTCCGGCGATGTGTGCGAGTGCGGCAGCAAAAAGTTTGTGGAAGGCCCACTGGATGTGCAAGAGCTGACCGAGGACATCACCATTTTTGGCGGTGAAACTGTTGCGGCAAGCACCCCGGGTAAAGACGAACTTGTGATGAACCCGGACGGAACCCCGCAGGTGGACGAGGAAGGCGTGGCTATTACCATGCCCGGCCCAAACGTGCCCACGCAAATCCCGTACTACGAGCCGAAAGAAATTCCCGTTATTCTCCGCAGCAATGTGCGGATGTTCGGCCGCTTCTTGGGCGTGAGCGACGTTGATGTGATTGAAGATCAGCAAAACGCGATCAAGAAGTTTGGCACGAAGATTGAAGAGAAGCTGCTCAAAGGCGGCAGCTATGTTACGCTTCCGCAAGGCGTTCAGGTTGAAACCAGCGACAAAGAGCTGAAAATCATGCGGCTGAAAAACCCGGCGGAAAAGGCGTTGATTTCTGTTATCAATGTTCAGCCCGACACAAGCCGCGAACAGCAAATGCTGGAAAGCAATTACAGCTGGGCAAAGAGTACGCTGGGCATTAACGATTCGTATCAGGGCAAGTACGATGCATCTGCAACCAGCGGCAGCGCAAAGCAGTTTGCTGCACAGCAGGCGGCTGGCCGTTTGCAGTCCAAACGCGAGATGAAGAATCAGGCGTATGGGCGGCTGTACAAGCTGCTCTTCAAGTACATGTTGGCCTATGCTGACCAACCGTACCCGATGACGTACACGGCAATCGGCGGGGAGCAGACGTTTGCCCATTTCAACCGGTGGGATTTCCTGAAACGGGATGCCGCCGGTGAACTGTACTGGGATGACGAGTTTATTTTTGGCGTTGACCCGTCCCCGAACATGGACGCTAACCGTGAACGGCTGTGGGATATGGCCGACGTGAAGTATCAAGCCGGTGCATTTGGCCCAATTAATGAACTGACTACCAGCTACCGATTCTGGACTTATCTGGAAGATAATGGATTCCCCGGGGCCGGAAAGGTGAAAACCGAAATCAAACAGCAGATGGACGAACAGCAGCAAATGCAACAGGCTGCCATGCAACCGGCTGCACAGCAAGCAATACAGCCGGATATGCTCATGGCTGACAGTGACCACTTGGAGGGGGCAGACGTATGACGTGGGGAGAATGCAAAACCGCAACCTTGCAGAAGATGTTTACCTCGGAAGATGAAGGCGCAGAGGACTATCTCGCGGCAATGCCGCAAGCCGCCAATGAAGCGATCCAGATGATTGCGACGACGGATGCGGGTAAACACATCCGTTCGTATGATACGCTGACGAAAGACCCGGCTCAATCCAGAACGTTTGACCTTGAAGATGAACTCATTGACTTCCTCAATGTGGGAGACTTTGAAACATACTGTATGGACGGAGACGAACCCCGGCCTGTGTCCTTGAAACTTCTGGGCGGGCATTTGCTGGTGGTCCCAAAAGGCATTGAATCTGTGCTGGTGTATTACAACGCAAAGCCTGCCAGAATCACAGAGAACACGCCGGACGCGCAAAAAATCGACCTGCCGGAAGATGCGGCGGCGCTTGTGCCTATGTACATGGCAAGTCAGCTGTACAAGGACGATGATCTGGCAATTGCGACAACGTACCGCAACGAGTTTGAAACGGCGTTTGAGCGCCTGCAAAACCGGCAGGCAGAAAACATCGACACGGAATTTACAAGTGAAAGTGGGTGGTGGTAAATGGCCTTCACAAAAATCACAGACGGAGATTTGAAGGACAAGGGCGTTATGGGGCTGCCCGATACGCCCGGCCTTTCCACAAGCGAGATGCAGGCGAAGTTTGAGCAGATAGCACGGGAAGTTCTTGTGCCGAAGTTCAATCAGCTAGTGGACGAACTTTTAGGGCCTTCGGCGGCAAGTCAAATCGGCGCCAAAGGCAAAAACCGCACAGTGCAAGGCCACATTGAAAACCTGGAAAATCCGCACGAGGTAACTGCGGAACAGGTTGGTGCGTATACAAAAGACCAGACAGAAAAAGCAATCAGCGACCGCATTTCCCAGATTGGTAGTGCGGATATGACGCAAGCCACGTATGACCCGAACCACAGGCAACAGGACATCTTCGCCTATGCCGACTCTCGCGGCGTAAGCACTTACACGCACACCAAGATGGACAACGTGCACCACTTTAACGGCTCTGGCACAAGCGGCCGCGCCAAGATGACGGCTGACGTGGAAGCCGGGGACACGGTGATGCTGGGCGGAAAGGAAGTGCCCGCCTATGTGGGCGCGGAAACCTTTGCCGATGCGCTGGCCGGTGAATCCGTCACGGGCCGGTGGCTGACCTTTACGCAGGACGGTACGCAGATAAATTTTAATGGTGGCGGGGGCCTGTCGAATACCAAGCTCGCCCTCGCCACTGCCGACACCGGAGACGTGATTTCTGGCAAAAAGTTTTATTCTGGCGACAAAACGCTTAAAACCGGTGAAATCCTGCCACGCAACACCGTCGGGCAAAACGGTACCGTAGGAATCAGCCAGTATTTTCCCGAGGTGGCCGTATCCAAGGCGAATAGCGACAACACGCAAACAAACAACAACCTTGATGGGGTTTCTCGCTTGTGCTTGCAGACCCCTGCTGGATTTTACGATGGGAACAGCTATGTGGGCGAGACTTTTTCCAAAGTGGCCAGCGCAATCGGCCTGACAGCGGGCAAGCTTTGCGCCGGGAACACGGTGCTGGGCGTAAATGGGGCCGGTGTGACGAAAGCGGTTTGGAATGGATCTATTCCAAACGACACCTCGACGCATAGTCTGGCTACCACTCCCGCCGCTGGTACTCTGCTTTTCTTCTTCGCGGGCAACGCCGATCACGATATGCAAATCAAATCAATTACCATTGGCAGTAAGGTGGTGGCAACGCCAGGGCGAAACAACATGTACTTTGCTACGTTCTCTGTGACTGCAAACCAAAACATTTATGTGCAATGGGATATCAACTTCGGCGGTGGTAAACCAAGCGGGAAGGGCGTAATTTGCTACGTGTGATTAAAAGCAATAGGAGGTGTGACAAACATGAGCACCGTAATCTCTAGCGGCACAACCGTAACGAATAGAATTACGTTGCCTGTGACGCAGAGCGAACTGGCAAGTTTGTATGTGACGTATGAGCAACGTAACAAGACCGTGGTGGAAAAAAGTTTGGAAGAGTGCCAAATGGTAGGCACGGATTTGCTGGTGCCTCTTGGGCAAGAGGACACCCTTGCTTTTAACCCGAAGGCAGGCAAAATCAGAATCCAAGTCCGATTGCGCAAAAAAGATGGCACAGCGCTCAAAAGTGATATTGTTGAGGCTGAGACCGATGAAGTGCTCAAGGACGGTGTGATTTAATGCCGGGATGGAGCAGCACAGAGGCAACGTTCGCTGCCACCTTTGATGTTGTCGAAGATGTGCGGTTTTCGGCTGACCTTAGTAGTACAGATGCAACATTCGATTTCTCTTTCAGTGGGGGAACCGCATTGCCGGAGAATTACCTCGGCCCGTATGAAGTAACGCCGAAAGGCAGCGAACAAGAACTCGAAACGGAAAACAAATATCTCACAGACAACATCATAGTGCGAGAAATCAAACGCTGGGACGTGGGCAACACGTCGGGCGGGAACACAGTGTACATCGGGGAGGATGCATAACATGCCAGCAGCTACTTACAACAGCAAAGTGATTTTTAACGGCGACGTCTTGATGGATCTCACCGGCGATACCGTCACCGCCGATAAATTGCTTGCCGGGGTCACAGCCCACGGGAAAGACGGTGCGCCCGTTACTGGAACCTGTGACTTCGATGCCGCAACGGGCGACGCCACCGCTACGGCGGCAGAAATTCTGTCTGGGAAAACCGCATATGTGAAAGGCACAAAAGTTTCCGGCGAAATGCCTAATCGTGGCGCAGTGACCGGGACAATCAGCACCAAGGCCGGGGCCTACACCGTGCCCCAGGGCTACCACGACGGCAGCGGCAAAGTGACCATCGACAGCACCGAACAGGCAAAGCTCATCCCTACCAACATCCGCAAGGGCGTGACCGTGCTGGGGGTCAGCGGTACGATGTCCGGGAGCGAGGGCATGAAGCCTCAAAGCAAGAGTGTAACGCCCAAAGCTACTGCGCAAACGGTGCTGCCGGATACAGGCTATAACTGCCTGTCACAAGTGGTTGTGGCCGCCATCCCCTACGCGGTGAGTGACAACACATCTGGCGGCAAAACCGTGACCATCGGGTAATGGCTATGGGCAACAGTAAAATCGTTTTTAACGCCAAGGTGCTCATCGACCTGACCGGCGACACGGTAGCAGCCGCGAAGCTGCTGGAAGGCACTACGGCCCACGGCAAGGACGGCGAGCGGGTGACCGGCACGATTTTGGGCCGGAACACGGTGGGCAAAAACGGGGCGGTGGGCATGGCGTCCAACTTTGCGGCCGTGGCGATTACGCCCGTAACCCGAAACACCAAAGCCCACGCCAACGTGGACGGGGTGAACCGTCTGTGCCTGCAGCCCCCGGCGGGCTATTACAGCGGCGAAAGCTATGTGGGCGACAGCTACGCCAGCGTGGCCAGCGCCATCGGCCTGAACGAGGCAAACCTCTGTGCAGGTAGCAGCGTGCTGGGAATCACCGGGCGCGGCCATGCGGCGGCGATGTTTGCCACGATTGGCGACAATCGTTGGAGCGGTGGCTCACCTAACAGACTGAAATTGGCATGGACGCTGGGCGGCACCTCCGGCTTCGGCGGCTGGGGATGCTGGCTTCCAGCCGGTACTTATCGGGCGTGCGGCGCGATCGCCGTAGCCAACTGCTACATTGCGGACGCGGGCACCCTTTCCACCCGCATTTACGGCGCTGAGCGGGTGTACGGCAACACCAGCGCGTGGGGCGGAAACGGCACGTTT